TAATCCTTCTTCAAATGGTAATTGTGATATTTTTTTAAAATAAATTGGATTTTTACTATTTTTTCTTCCTAAGATTAAACTAGGAAGATGAAGGAGATCATCATTAATTTTGATAATCTCCTTCGTTTTTCTTGGCATATTAAGTCTCATAAACTATTTTAATTGTTTATACACGGGATATAAAACATAATACCAAATTACTGGTACTAAGAATATTATAATTATTCCAAGGATTACTCCAAGATCTGATTCTGAGTTACTAACAAGCATAGGACTAACTACTCCCCATAATAGTAATGAGATTATGAGTAATCCTAATACTCTAAACCAGATTCCAACTGGTCCAATTTCATTATTTTTTTTCATAATTCATGTATTTTAAAACTATAGTTTGAACTTCCAAAATCACTTGCATATTTTGCAATATGAAAATGTAATCTTTCTAATTGAGTCATTTTTTTCCAGAAAGTATGTGCTTTATAACCATCACTTATAGCTGGTCTGCCATGATCACTTATAGCATGATTAACAAAAGCTTCACTTAATTCTGTTTTTCTGAAACAATTTGAATAAGTAGGCTTTTTAAAGATAAATAATCTTTGTTCTGCAGGCAATATAGACCCAGAAGTTGTTTTTTCTTTATACTCATAACTTCCTGATGAGGTTAGTATTCCTGGTTGAGGAATAGTAACAGTAACATTTGCATTAAATAATCCCATAATTAATATATTTCAGTTAATATTAAACCAAACTCATCCAAATTACTTTTACTACGTATATTAGATTCACACACTCCATACTTAAATATTTTAGTATAATACACTCTTTTATTTATCGTACCACACCATAATGTAGATATTTTAGCCTCTACAAGTAGTTGACATAAAGTATCACAAACTTCTTCTAGAGTAATTTCAGGTTTATAAAATTTTACTACACAATATATATCTGATAAAGATCTGTTTTTTTCAGGCTCACATTGAAGAGCATTATTTGTATATAATGTTCTACATGAATATAATGACAACATTATATAAAATAGTTCATCTTTAAAAGAATTACATTTAGGCAATTTAGATATAGTGTCTATTTTTAATAAAGGAAGTTTATCCAATCCTTTTTGTATATGTAAAAAATATTCTGATGTTACACCAAAAGTTATTTGTTTAGGCCTTTTAGTGTATATTAAACTAGGATAGTTATTTACATAACTATCCTCATATTTAATAATCTCTGGAGTTTTTGGAACTTTTTTATGATATTTAATATTTGTAGCTTGTATAAATCCATTCATAGTTAAATAGTTTTAGGTCGTTTCATTCTTCCTATAGGAATATCTTTTACTTCCTGTCCTAAAGTTTCTAAAAAAAATGCCGTAGCTACTCTAGGATCTTTAAATTTATAATAAGGCTGTGGGTATTCATTCTTTAAGGCTTCATGTGGTTTAATTCTATATTTGAATTGTGTACCACTCATAATAATTTTAGGCATAATTTTTTAGTTTTTAGTTAAATAAGATACAGATCACTTTTACTTAACGAGCTAAACCTAGCACATGTAGTTTTTAAATTTGCAGTATGTGATCTTATACAGGACAGAACGTGATTACTTAAAAGGTAATTGTTTTTAAAATTGCTAAACTGTCCTTATCAGAGTTGTTTGTTTTCAATCTAATGCTCTACCAACTGAGCTATCTACCATCTTTAAGGTAGAACTGGAATCGAACCAGTGACCCATAGAACCTTGAGGATTATTTTTAATTTGCTGAACAACTCTTATCAGGTGTCGGTTATTACTGTTTCAAAACCAAAATTTGAGAGTATATAATTTTTAATTTGCTGATGACACCTTATAACAGAATACGACTTTTTTTCTTTTAGCAGAAGAATTTTAAATTGCTGAATGTATTCTTAAAATTATGGAGATTTCTTTAAAGTTTTTGATATATACACCATTTTACAGGTGGAAAGTATATACACCTCTTTCAATAAAGAAATTCTCCAATTTTTACATATATTTAGTATATATGTTGCTGATATCCACCTATTTATTATATTGTTATCATTTGAATTATTTCCTGATCTAAAGCAGCATTAAATAATTCATCTGCTGTACTAGGAATTTTTGCAGATTTACCTTCTGTACCTAATAAGAAAGTAATAACTGAACCATCAAATCCACTAAAATAAAATACATTCTTTGCCGGACCATAAGTTTCAAATTTAACTTTCTGATTACGTCCATAAAACTCATTTCTTATATCCCAAAATACGAATTTGAAATCTTCAACAAATTTAGGAGATAATCCAGCAAACAATAAACGATGTTTAAATGCTTTTATATTAGTAGTATCATACATTTTAGTACGATCAAATTCACCATCAGATATTAATATAATACCAGTAGGAAATTCAGATTCAGGAACTCCGCTTTCATAAACTTGTACAAATAAGTTAGCTACAGCTTCAAAATTTGTATTAGCAGATTCAACTCTATTTTCTGTAATCCAATGGTCATAAAAATTAACACCCTGTATTTTTCTTAAATAAGCAGTGGTACTAAAATCTATATAATGATTATGAAACCATCCCTGTATAAGATTACCAAAAAATATAGATAATGATTTAGCTATATGATATGAACTCATATTAGTTCCAATAGCTATACTATTCATACTACCTGAAGTATCTTTTACAACAATAAAATTAGCATTAACTTTACCAGCTTTTTCTAATAATTGTTTATACTGAGCATTAATAGTATCAATTTGATATTTTTTAATGTTCCCAACTATTTTACTAGCTAGTTCATATACATATCCTGTAAATTTAGCAACTGGTTTAGTACTGATCCAAGTTTCGTACTTCGCTTCAAGACCATTATTTGCTAAAAACTTAGAAGATACTAATTGACTTAAAGCTCTACCATGAATAGTATTAAAATCAATTTCTAACATACGGCCCTGACTTATTAACTGTTGCCAGGAATGAGCCGTACCAGAAACTTTTAATTTCCTATATTTAACATAGTTATAATGCTTTTCATCAGGAGTTTTACCACCAAATAATAAACTACAAATATATTTTGCAATCATATTATCAGCCTGAGACTCAACTGTTGTACATTTAGAATGTGCTTTAATTTGAGGTAAATATTTCTTTATAAGATTATTAGTATTAGGATTTTCTAATCCTACTAATATTAATCTACCAAATTTATCCCAATTTAAAACTTTACCATTCCAACCATGAAATATTAAATCATATTGTAACATTACAATTATATCTTTCCAAGAGCCTACAGATATAAATATATGTATATTTTTCCAGAAAGAATCTTCATGATTAATAGCTATCCAAAGCATACGAAGAATGCCTTCATGCTTTAAACCGGCTCCTTTTTGTACTTCTTTAGTTTTCAAATTGTCAAACAATGATACAATACGGGTAATCATTCTGATATAAATAGTAAACATAATAGTTACTAAAGGATTTAACCCCCATAGAATAGCCATATCTTTCTCAATCTCTAAGTATTTACGAGGCTCTTTATATCTACCAACCTGACCAAACTGATCTACAAATTCATTTCCTGTAGAATTAAATTTCATAGCATCATTGCCTGAACGCACTTTAGCTGATTTTCTCATACCAGCATTTAAAAATGAATTCTTATCTGATTTAACAGATGCTGTTCCTAATAAGGAAGATTTTTTACTTTCAAACATCTTTTTAGTTATTTTTTAATTAAAAAAAGTTTATTTAAATTTATACGAATACGACCAAATTTACTCCAGTCAAAATCAAATTGATTTTTTATTGGCCATTGTATAAAAAATGCTAAATATCCTACTAGATTTATAATAGGAGTAAATACAAATTTAGCTTCTAAAGATGATATTTTTTCATCTTCACATTCACCATTTTTACTATACATAAGATGAAAATAATACCAAAATATTACCATAGGTAATATATACATAGCAAATAAGAAATATATCCAAAACATAATTAACGTTTTTTATAAATAGTTTTATCCCAAAAACTTAATTCACTTATCATAATTAGAACCCAGGTTAATATTACTAAAGGAAAAAATCCTGATAATAGTATACAACCAAAAAGTGATCCTGTGGTTATTTTATTATATGTTAAATAAACACTAAATAAATTAACTATGATTCCAATAAAAAGGTATATAATCCAAAACATAATTTTAAATTTTAAAAAACCCTGTAATACCTGACTGTATATAATAGTTTGTTGAGTATAAAAAGGATAGAATTATCCTAAAGGAAGGCTAAAGTTATTAGTATTACAGGGTTTTTGATTAATTGAATTTTTTAATACAACAATTTTTAAATTTCTTATGTGAACCACATTTACAAGGCTCATTACGATTCTGAGTTTTAGTTCTTCTAATAGGCTCACGAGTTGATGTAGCGTATAGACTATCATGTAATCTATCTGCAGCTTTATGTAAAAGATTTTTCATTTTAAACTACTATTAGAGATATAATTATTATAATAAATAATATTATACAGAACACAATTGTTGAATTATGTTCTTTCATCGGATTATTACAAGTTGCCATCATGGTACATATAGTTCACATTCTGTACAAGATTTAGTCAAATACATATCTGTAGTATCTACATATCTACAGGCAACATTATCCTGATATATACAAGCCATAGGCATTGTATTTTCAGTTTTAGGCACATCTTTATCTAAGCCTATCTGTATAATAGCATAGATAAATAAAATTACTCCTATTACAAACATGAATAGTAATAGAAGAAAAATAATAGCAACTATTTTCATAAGTTTAGTTAGTTAAAAAGGGTTATAATAAATTGTCAAAAAAAGAAATTCTATTAATAATAGTTTTATATTATAACCCTTTTATAAATTAGATTCAATCCATTTGTCAATACTCATAAAAGGAGTTAATTCATGTGCAATATATTTTTCTCTTTTATTAAGGATTTCAATTACCTCATTTCTTGTCCAGGAGTTTTTCAAATTCTTAATATTGATAGTATTACCTGGATTGAATTTAAGAGATAGCCTCCAATCTTCCCCACCCTGATCAAAATATCCATAGAAGTTTTTCTCATACTCAACCAGAACTTCGGTAATTATATTATCTACGTTATATTCACTGACATATTTATCAATAAATGATTGAGGAATAGAAGGAATAATAATATCTCTTTCTTTCATAATAGTTACACCATTAGTTGTGCCTTTACTATAGTCTATTACTCTATATGGTTCTTTATCAATAACAATAGATGAATCAGTTGAAGCAATGATCTTTTTCCAATCACCATAATAACTACCCTTTTCATGACATTGGGAGATATTATTAGTTATTAAATGTAAACACCAATCACCTTCTTTAATCTCATCATCAGAAAGAATATAAAGATGCTGTGGAGTAGTTAGAATAGTTGGGATATTTAAAGGTTGATTCACAATATATTCTAATACACCCTTTTTATTTAAACAAATATCACCTTTATTTAATTTATAAGGTACTTTTTCATTAGTAGGAAGCATAACTATCTTACAACGTTTATACATAGTTTTATGATTTACTTGGTTGACCAAAAAGAATTTTATTAGATATATCTTGTTTTGGTAATTTCTCATCACCAATTAAACAACAAGAAGGAATTAATCTTTTTTTATTATCTGAACAGATGCATAAAGCTATACCAGGATCATTTGTCCAAGATTTAAATTCAGCTGTATATTTTGTATATCCTTTTATAGACTGTACAAAAAATCCATTATATCTAAAATTTTCTACTCTATACATAGTTTTATTTATTAAATTTAAATAATTAAACCTCCTAAGAGATAGGCTGATACAAATAAAGACCCAACTATCACTATATAAATAAGTATAGTAAACAGATTAGCTATTCCAGTAAATATAGTTTCTATTAGATCATCTATATCTATATGATCTGAATACGGTAACCAAGTCCAATCTAATTTATAAGATAAATATCCTATTAACCAACATATAGCTAATATAATAAATATTATTAAAGATCCTATTAATAATTGTAACATAGTTATATAGTTTTAAAGTTACCAATGTTTAAGTTTACCGGGTTTGGTGTAAGCTATTGGTTTGCCAATCTTACACATATTCTCGTATTGTTTCTGAGCAATAGATAATCGTCTTATTGCTCTACGATTAGGTCTGGATACTTTTTTTGTCATGATTATATAGTTTTAAATTATTTTATATTTAATTTCAGACTTATCATTAAGTAGATAAGACCGTGAACTAATTTGTTTACAGGGGGTCCTGTAGTATTAGCTATCACATACACAATTGCTATGTATTGGCTGTTTTTGGCTGTAGCAAGATTACATTAGGCCATTATCAGACTTTGCCCATCGTCATGGGTATTATATACTCACCATATCAATAGGTGAGTCGCACAATTAGTTTTAGTACTGGATTTCGCTACCCACCAGTGCAGTAGTCTTCTCAATTGCCTGACTGCATTTAAATTGCCTTTGAAGACGATGGACGATTAAACACGTTTCCAAAACTATACGACAACATATTTCTATATTGAAGGCTAATAAAGTGTCCGTATTACTACGGCTGACTGGCCACTAGTCCATTGTCTTTTATATTAGCTGCCCTTGCACACTTGCCTCTCTCTGTTTTGATATAACAGTACTATTTAGTGTGCATGATATTATCACCTTATTAGAGGTGTGAATATTAACAGGCTTAACCTACCTGATATGAGACCTCAGCTTTCTCCGAGTGGCAAGGATTTTTTCATTCTATTGGTATTGTCATTGTAACAGTAGTTGGATATACTGTTACAGTGAAATTATCAAATTCTTCTATAAGTTCAGGAAGTAATCTTTTAAGATCATCCTGAGTCATAGTATGTATTGTACATACTTTTTTACCTATGCCTACAAAATCTCTTCTATAAGCACGAATACTATCTAAAGTAATCATTAAGTTATATATTAAGGATTATACCTATATCAATTGTACCTTCCCATTTAATAGGATCAAATCTTACTCCAAATGCTATTCTATGAAGCATAATTCCTGCTCCTATATCAAGACTAATTGGATTCATGGCTTTAGCTGGTAACAGACTATATATTTTTTGATCGTATCTATTCCAGGATATACCTATAGTACTAAATGACGGATAATTACAGTTATCTGTTATAGCTATTATACCTATTTCAGCTTTATCATGCAACATATAATTATTATCATATAATGGATATTTGCCTTTTGTAAATGATCCATATATACCATAAGTAGGTTTAATCATATGATCTAAGCGAATACCAATTCCAAGATCCTGAGGTTGTAATGATAAATAAACAATATTATTTTGAGCTAATGTAGTTACATTAAATACTATAAATAATGTAACAAAACATAGTAGATTTTTCATAGTTTAAAGTTTAGGTAAATGGTTGGGTTGGAGTGCATTAAAGTCTTTTCAGATAAGTAAAGACTCCAACCTATTTCAACCAAGCAAAAAAGCGTTTAATATTCATCATTATTTATTTTTACTATATAATATGCAAATAATACCATTAAATAAGTAATTACATATGCAAGAATAAATGCAAGCCTGTTTTCTTCTGTTTCAAATACACTAATAAAAGAACCAAGTACAAATGATCTTAGAAGATAAATAACTATTAAAGTTATTATACCTATTTTTATTATAGTTTTCATAGTAGTTAGTTTTAAAAAATGTGAGCCGCATGTATATATAGACATTAATTGTCGAGATTAAAAATTTCCAGGGTTACATACGACTCACATAATATATTTAATCATTATTTATACTTCCGCCAGTATTGTCTCACGATTTATTCCTTGCAAGGTATTAAACAGTGATAAAATTATCTACTATTCAATTGCTGTAGATCACAATAAATGTAAAAACAATTAAACTCAAATACGTTTCATAAATAAGCTCCTCCTCAAGCTATGGCCGGTTTAATCTAAAGGTATTATTTTATCTGTTAAGCCAAGAAATTCTTTATATTCATTAATAATTTCAATGGCTCTTTCTTTAGTAGGACCATATAAACAGCCAGCAGGCGTTTTAGTTAGTTCATACTCAGCACGAGTATAGTATATAAAGTATCCGTTACATCTTGGATAATATCTTTTTGATATAGCTTTATATACAATATCATATCTATTAGGAGCATGTATAAGACGATAATACATAAATATGATAAAAGATATGACTGCAATAAAAATAATTATAAGTAGTATCATGGTAATATTTGTTAAGGATTATTTAATAGTTAAAACCTGGATTATGTGCCATCAAGCTGAGTTACTCTGCATTCACTGCAGTTCTATCAACCATATATGCACTCATATATATTTTAAATTATATGACTTATGAGTAGTTATCTCACTGTTTCATCCAGGGTTTATAATCATCATGCTACATCTCACTTGCGTGATCTAATGCTAAGTGCAGAGACAATGTAGTCCTAGTCTTTCTGCTTTCTAATGATATAATTAAGGAGCTGAGTGTTTTAAGTTCAGCTCCTTATGTTATAATTTAATATTTCTTCCAAATAATATTCCAAGATAAAATAAATCACTATCTGATATTCTATCTTCATCAGTATCAGTAATTTGAAGACGAATTTCACGATCAAAATTACTTTTTGAGACCATAAATGCTTTTACTATTGCTGGATCAATTTTATTTAATGCATCAATAGCCGGCTGAATTTGCTGATCTAACAATATTGCAGGTACAGCATAAATTATTTCTCTCATTTAGGTTATATTATTAGATTAATAAACAAATTGAATGATGATGAAAAGAGTGAAAGAGTAGGTTAGTGTGTCTACCTCTTCATACTCAACCACTTACAGCATTGTAAGACCCTCTATTCTAAAGGTGAATGACCTATGAAAGTAGCTATTAGTAGCTATTAGTAGCTAAAGTAAGACTAGTTAACCAAGAAACAAAGGTAATGACAATGAGAGTGGTGACTGTGATGATGATGTCACAGAAACCATAGCTCTCATTGTAATAAAGGAAGGATTACTTCCTTCCAAGTCCTTTCCTGTCGAAGGGCTTCCTGACCGAGATAAACTCACCGCTTGCGGAGAGTCTGCTATTGCCTGTAAGGCAATTCTCGTCATCGAGCTCAAGCTCGTCTGCACAATTGAAAATCTGTGCAGTACCAGTGTTGGTGACTTCACCATCACGGTCGATTTCTTCATAATCGATCAATCCAGTCTGCTCGTCAGTACTGGTAGGAGTCCAACTGGTAAGGCGGACTTTCTTTGAGCCGAATGCGGCTCTTAATCCTTTTTGCATAGCATAAAAGTTAAATTTGACATAGAAAAATTTAGACAGTGGGGATACTACCCACTCACGAATGTGGGCGGGGTGTTGGTTGGAAGAGACCTACACTCTCTCTATACCTACCAATAATATTATTATACACGCTCTCTCTACTGTAATAAATACTCTATAAACTACACACTCTCTATATCTCCCATTAGACCTAGGGGGATATCACCAATTTCATAAAAAGTACCCCCGGCTTAAAAATAAGTACTTAAAAATTTGGTAGTCTCAATAATAGTACTTAACTTTGCAGAATTAATTTATATATATAATATATGGGAATACTTGGAACAATTGACAGATGCTTACATGGTATACAATATGACTTGATTAAGGATATGATTGTATATGTAGAATTAGATAGGGATAATTATAAGGTATTATTAGAAGAAGTAGAAAGGCAGGTACAAAATTTAACTTCAGTTAGTAATAGTAGCCAATTATCTGTAGAGCTTAATCAGAAAGTTAAGGATTTTGGAAAATGCACTATTCTTAATTATATGGGGTATAAGATAATTATATCAGAGAATGATAAGAAGATTAAGGATGAATGTTTTTACCTTGCATTTAAAACTAAAATAATATGATGATATTAATTGTAGCTTTTATAGTGGTGGTAGGATTATTAATTTATGCAACTAAAATAGATGATTGAATTAGTTATTAATCCTGTGGCTAAACCAAGGATGACACGTAGCGACATTTGGAAACATAGACCTATAGTAGATAGGTATTTTGCATTCAAAGATCATCTGAATGCTTTATGTAGATTGAATAAATTTGAATTACCTGATAAGTATAGGGTGGAGTTTTTAATGCCAATGCCAGAATCTTGGAGTAATAGTAAGAGGAAGGGATTGTTAGGGAAGCCTCATCAACAAAAACCTGACTTGGATAATTTATTAAAGGCTTTAAATGATTGTTTAAAGATTGAGGATTCAGGAATTTGGAAGATTGAGGCATCAAAGATCTGGTGGGAAGAAGGAAAAATTATTATATATGAGATATAAATGTATGATTTGTGGTAGAATTTATGTGGGTAATAAGGATCTACCTATTATCCAGGATGCTGAAGGTCTTGTAGGAGACGGATGTTGTAAAGTAGGGTCTTTAATAGAGATTGAAGATCGTATAGGTAGTTCAGATAAATATTTAATTAAGGATGAAAATACAGATAGATACAAACAATAAAACTATTCAGATCTTAGAAAATATTAAGATTGGGGTGCTTTTAGAGACATTATTTAATATGTTGGGAGAGGATTATAAGGAGTATACTTTAAATTTAGAGCAAACTACTTATACTTATTATCCCTGGGTCTATCCAATTACTGTACCCTACCAGGAGCCAAGTTGGCCCACAATTACATGTGGTACTGGTACTTATAATATAGATGTTAGTTTTTAATAGGTAACCTATTAAAAGTTAGTAGATTTTTTTTACCTAATTATTTTGATATTTAAAATAAAGGTTTTATATTTGCAAAGTAAATCCAGTCCAACCTCTGAGTACCTACAGGGAAAAGACGGGTGGGGGGTGAATCTCCAAATAGGAAGAGAGTCCTCCATGGTAAAAATAAGTTAGTTAAGCACACGACTACAACCACCGATGGTAAGGGTAATAGTAGGCTAGGGGTAAACAAAGACCAAGTGTTGTACGATTAACCAAAAAACTAAAAGATGGGGGAACCCTATGGGGCATGTTATGAAGTATTCAGAACAACTACAAGATCCAAGATGGATTAGTAAAAGATTTAAAATCTTAAAAAGAGATCATTTTAAATGTTCTGAGTGTAACTCAACTCATAATTTAAATGTACATCATAAGTACTATGTACGAGGTAAGAAAGCCTGGGAATACCCATATAATGTTCTAATAACTCTATGTAGCAATTGTCATAGTAAATGGCATAAAGAACATGATATTGAGATTAGAGATGAAGTCTGGAAGAAGAATAGAGAGTATATAGTACCGTTAAAAAAATCTCATAAAAATAAAAAAAGAGTAGAAGATAAAAAACATATTTCTTTTAAAATTAATAAACCAAAAGGTTTAGATTATATAACAAATAAGAAAGCTGAAATTAGAGTTAGAAAGAAAAAAGAATTGATTGAGAAATATGTGGGAAAATTTAAAGTTCTTGAAATGTATAATAAATTAAAATCTATGACGTTAGAAGAACTTGAGACATATTTAAAAAATCATGGTAAAGTTAAGTAATATTATAGTAAGTTATGAAAGATTTTGTAAAATCAGAATGGTATCCCATGTTAGCAGGATTAACCACTTTTATTGGAACTTTAGTTAGTCCTGTATTTGGAGTACTCATTCTAGTTGGATTAGTTACTCTGGCAATGCTGGCAAAGTTGAATGATTGGAATAAGTAATAATTCCTAGGCGAGATTCTCTACAATCTCAGAACCGGAGGTAGAATAAATACTCCGTGTTAATTAGCCCCTCTCCCTCAGGGGCTAATTTTTTTTGAAAATAATTGAAGAAATGTTTGGTAGATATAAATATGTGTTGTACCTTTGTATCGTTAATTAAATTTATATATTGCATGGAACAAAAAAGAACACAGATTTTATTAGACATGGATGGGGTTTTAGCAGATTTTATTTCTAGTGCTGTTGACTCTTTAAACAGAGATTATGGTAAAGAAATTACTATGAAGCAATATGCTACAGAATTTGGAGCCTGGGAAACATATGATTACTATAATATTACTGTAAAAGAGTTTTGGAGGAGTATAGAGAAGACTCCTAATTTTTGGTTAAATATAGAACCATACCCTTGGTACAAGAAATTATATGAAGAGTTGTGTCAGATAGGAGACGTAACTATTTTAACAGCCCCTTCCTTAGATCCTATTTGTGTAGTAGAAAAATTAGCCTGGTTAGAAAAATATTTAAATATTAAATCAGATGGAGTTATCTTTGGTAGTAGGAAATATCTATTAGCCGGTAATGGTATTCTTATAGATGATTATAAAAAGAATATAGATAGTTTCAGAGCAGCAGGAGGAAGTGCTATTTTAGTGCCTTCTAATTGGAATACAGCAGATCTTACTTTTGGTAAGGTTTGGAAAGTAATACAAAGTGGTTTAATTGGAACAATGTTATATGAAAGAAGAAGCAAGAAGTTTGATACAGGTAAACTTAGATGGGATCTCCTGCCTATTGATTGTGTAGAAGATGTAGTCAAAATACTCACTTTTGGCTCCGAAAAATATGGCCCTAACAATTGGCAAGGAGTGGAAAAAGATAGATATTATGCAGCTCTTATGAGACATCTATCAGCTAGTAGACAAGGAGAATTGAATGATAGTGAGTCTGGCTTAAGCCATTTAGCTCATGCAATGTGTAATGTATTATTTTTATTGTGGTTTGAAAAACGTAAAGTAGATGGAAAGAATTAAAGACATTAGTAAGATGAAGTTGCAATTAGGATCTGTCCTAATTAAGATTAAATTAAAAGGAGGAATAATCCTGGCTCCTGAGGGTAATACCCCAAAACCTATGGTAGATTATGCAGAGGTAGTTGCTTTATCTAAAGATATTACAGATCTTAGCATAGGAGACATCGTTTTAGATTTTAGGACCGCTGAAGGATTTGACTGGAAAAACGACAAATATGCAGTAATCCCAAGGATGAATGTCAAGGTGGCAGTAGATAAGGAAGACTTTGATTTTGGTATAAAAGTTGATAAAAGAAAGTTGAATTAATTATGGGATTTTTAGAATCAACCCTAGACGAGGGACAGACTTATAGAACATTTATTTTTAAGCAAGGAGAGGAAGAAATAAGATTGCAAATTCAATTTGAAGATTTAGTTGCAATATTCTCTGGAATGAGGCCTAGAAATTTAGATGCTGAACATACAAAACGTATAAGAGAGCTTTTAGCCAAAGAGCTTAAAAGGTATAGAAGGGGTACTCTTATACATACTTCCAAAGTAAGAAATGATGTTTGGAATGAATATAAAAAAGAACTTGGTATAAATAAAAAACAGAAGGGGCATACTTATGTCAAAGATACAGAATAGTATAGCATACGTGACTACAGGTAAAGGATTTGATGATTATAGAAATAAGCTAATAGAGATTTTTGATGGTAGTTCTGCTGTACATAAAAAGAAAATGACTCAAGGTTTATTCTGGACTAGTGTTGATAAAGACCTTGCAAACCAAATGGTTAGAGAGGAGCGTTGGTTTCTTGGTGTAAAATATAAAGATGAGATAAGAGTTATAGATCACGGAACAAGTGATGATTCAATAAGCAATAAAGGTGTAGGATTTAAAAAGTAGTATTATGAATTTTTTAGATTTATTTAATTCAACATTTGTCAATTATTATGACAATAAAGTTCCAATGTGGTCAAATTGGAACTATGATAAGTTCGGAATGCAGATTAAAATTGCAGTTCCTGGGTATGAAAAAGAGGCCTTTGATCTGTCTGTAAATGATGATGAGCTTCAACTGAAGATAGAAGATGGTAAGCGATTACGAACCTATTCTATAATTACAAGACAATGGGATACAGCCTATGACTTAGAAAAAGCTAAGGCTACTTATAAAAATGGTATGCTGATTATAGACATCCCTAAAGAAGATCAAAAAAAGGCTTTACCAAGTAAAAAAATAGAAATCTCCTACTAAAGGAGATTTTTTTATTAAAAAATTTGGAAATGTCAATTATAGTATATATCTTTGTAAAAATTATGTAAAATGAAGTATTACAGAAAGAACAGTGATCCACTTGTCCCAATGACGGAAGAAAAAATTAAGGCTGGAGAGATTGTTTATAATGAGCTAGGAAAATGTGTTAAAAAAATATATGTTGATGATAATATATATTTTGTAGAAGTTGTAGAATCTGTTTTAAATGAAGGAGAGACCTTATCAAGTTTAACTCCATTACAGTTGGAATTATTTTGGAAACTTAGCAATAATAAATTTAAAAAACATGAAGATAAGAATAAAGACCCAAGAAGATACTTATTTTCTTAAGCTTTTGTTTATCCTTAATAATATCCCACCATTTAATAAACTTAGACCTAAAGAGTTAGAATTATATGCTAATTTATTAAGTATCAACTATAAATATAGGAATGTTCCTTTTAAAGAAAGGAATACATTAATATTTAGTTATAACTCTAAACTTGAACTTGCGGCAAAAATGAGTATAAAATTGTCAGGAATATACAATCTTTTAAGTACATTAAGAACATTAAAACTAATTGAGTCAGATAGTTTAATACCTAAATATATACTACCTAAGACTCAAGAATTAACTATTATATTTGAAGACGAGGACGAAAATTAAAAACTATGAGTATAGAAGAAATTGTTGAAAAATTCCATGAAAAATCCTATATGTCAAATATGGGAAGCGGTAAACTGGCCTCCTGGCTAAGAGTATCTCCTGAGATTATAAAAGAAGCAAAAAAATTATATCATAAGGAAAAAATAAGTACAGCAGTTCCAAAACATAAATTAGAGCCCCATACTACTCCAAGGATTCTTCTTTTGGATATTGAAACAGCGCCTATACGAGCCTTTGTCTGGCGACTCTGGAAACAGAATATTTATATAGATCAGATTATATCTGAATGGTTTATGTTAACCTGGGCAGCTAAATGGCTATTGGAACCAGGAGTTGTATCTCAAAAATTAACTAGCGAAGAGGCTAGAACAGAGGATGATAGTAGGATAGTTCAAACACTTTGGTATTTATTGAATGAGGCTGATATAGTAATAGCGCATAATGGCAATCAATTTGATATACCTAAAATTAAATCAAGGTTTTTAGTACATGGGTTACCTCCTACTACTTATTATCAACAAGTAGATACAAAACAAGTAGCAGCCAAAGAATTTGGATTTTCTTCTAATAAATTAGATGCTCTAGCTAAAATTTTTGGAATTGATCAGAAAATTGAAACTAATTTTAAATTATGGTCAAGATGCTTAGACGGTGAAGAAAAAGCTCTATCGGAGATGGAATTCTATAATAAGCATGACGTTGAGATCTTAGAAGAAGTATATTTACATTTAAGGCCCTATATTAAATCGCATCCTAATTATAATTTATTTATTGATTCCAATGAGCCAGTCTGTCCTCATTGTGGAGGTAAACATCTGGAATTTGTTGGATATTATTATTTTACACAAACAGGTAAATATAAAAATTATAGGTGCACGGATTGTGGTGCTCTTGCAAGGGAACGTAAAACAGTGTTTAAAAATAGTAAATCTATTCTGATTAGTAATGGCAAGTAAATGTGTTAGATGCGAATTGTTAGAAAGGAAACAGCAGAGTAAGCAGATACTTTATTCTGGTCCAGACGGTTCAATACCAATTTGTTCCGTCTGTATGCAGGAAATAGCTGAAATGGATATGCTTTTTAAAAATATAGAAGTAGAGGAAGATGAGCCCGGAAGTGAAGATTTTGTTGAATAGAGTTGCTAGAGAGTTAGATATTTCTATAACAGATGCAGAAAGGATGTATGAAGCTCCTTTTGAACTACAGTCTATTATTATGAAGTATCGTTGTGATAGGCATAAACAAATTTTCCCAAGTTTAAGAATTCCTTATTTTTTAATATTTTATTGTCCTGAGTGGCATAAAGAGAGATTAAAGAAACGAACAGAAAAAAAAGATAAAGAAAATGAGAATATTCGATCTGATTAATAATCAAGTAGTTATTTCTGAAGAGGCATATTTATTAGTTCCTTTTAAGAAAATCTGGGATAGAGATAAAACAAAAACTAAAGAAAAAGCCTTAGCAGAATTAGCTTACATTTATTTTGTAGAAGATTTTAAATCAGATTTTTCAGATATTGTAGATGACTCTACAAGAGAGTCTGAGGTTATAAGTTCCATTGGATTGCCTAAACCCTGGAAAGAAGATGTCCTTGTCACAGAAGCCAGAGAGTTCTACCGTAAAAGAAGCGAGGAAATTACGCCACTATTAATGTTAAAAGATGCAAAAATAGTGATAGACAGAATGCGAGATTTCTATAGAAATGTAGACTTTCTGGCTCTTGATAAGAATGGAAAAGCTAAATATGATATAGATAAGGTAGCAAGGGTTATTGAAAGAAGCGCTGGAATTTTGGAAGGCCTTGTGAAGCTGGAACATATGGTAAAAAAAGAAGTACAATCTAAGAAAGATAAAGTAGGTAATAAGACCAAGGCAACATTTGAAGATGGAGTATAATAAATATCAATCTATTTTAGAAGAAGCTAAATTAGAAAAAGAAGTATTAGGAGAAATAACTGAGTTTATAAACTCTGTTCAGTTTATACAAAACTTAATTAGACCTAATAGAAAATATGCCAAAGACTGTGAAAAAGATGAGTTTGGGAAGATTATAGTTAATCTTTCTGATCCTCATATATTAGAGGATGTTAATTATTTTAGGCAGCCTGCTATTCATTATGAACAGTTTAAAAAGTATACAAATTTATACCCTAATTCATCTCCAAATTCAGAATATAGTAAGTTTTGGAAAGAAGAAGCCAGACGCTGTAGAGATGGGTATATAAGAGAATATGATGGAGAATGGATACCTGGACCATTCTACTTTTATTTAAATTATTCTCCAATACTTAGAAATAAGATAGTTCCAGGTACGAAAAGATCAGAAAGAGGTAGAGGGTTTCCAGATTTTTATGATGGGTCCTATTTATACTATCATTATGTCCAGCAAGCTAAAGACTTTGGAAAACATGCTGGCTTATTAAAAAGAAGAGGAGTGGGCTTCTCATATACCGCCGGTTCTGATTTAACTAGACTACTCATTCTAGGAAGTAGTTCCTTAAACAAAGAAGATGTTCAAGCATTTGCAATTGCAAGTGAAAAAGAATATTTAATAAAAGATGGAATTTTAAATAAATTTGATTATAATGTCAATTGGTGTGCAAGTACGACTCCCTGGCCCAGGTTAAAAAGCAAAGATTCGTTGAATAATATGATTTGGGAAGTAGGATACACTGATCAAGACGGTATTACACGAGGAACACATAATTCAGTAATCGGAGTAACAACATCTGGAAATCCAGAACATGCTCGTGGTAAAAGAGGTACTATCTATTATGATGAGTGGGGAATCTTCCCAAACTTATTAAAAACCTGGAACGTAGCTCGTGAATCAGTAGAAGAGGGAGATTTTGCCCACTCTACTATGATTGGAGGAGGTACTGGAGGTACAGAGGGGGCAAACTTTGCAGGAGCAGAGGAAATGTTTTATAATGCAGATGGTTATAATATATTAGCTCTTCCTAATGTATATGATAAAAATACTAATGGAAAAGTTAATTGTGCCTTCTTTTTCCCGGCATATCTTAATAGATTAGGTAAGTATGATAAGAATGGTAACTCAGATGTAATTGGAGCTCTTATAGAGATTATACAAAGAAGATTTAAAATAAAGTATAACTCTACAGATACTAATACTTTAGTGCAGCATAAGGCTGAGATGTGTATTACTCCACAAGAAGCTATCATGCGTAGAGAAGGTAGTATTTTTCCTATATCATCTCTTAAAGATTATCTCGCCGATGTAATGCCTAATTACCAAGAGTTTGTACATGCTCATTATGTAGGCCATCTAAAAACTAATGTTAAAGGAGAGATTTCCTGGGATAAACAGGAACTGCATCCACCCTTAAGGAATTTCCCGTTAAAAGACGAATTAGATCGTTTTGGCTGTATTGAGATTTTTGAAATGCCTAAAAAGATGGGAGATGGTAATATACCTACCTGGAGATATATAGCTGGGATAGACCCTATTGATTCCGATGCTGGTATGTATACTAATTCTTTAGGAAGTTGTTTTGTCTTTGATAGTTGGGAAGATAGAATTGTAGCTGAATATTCTGGTAGGCCTCCATTGGCATCAGAATTTTATAATAACTGTGTTATGTTATTAAAGTTTTATAATGCTGTTGCTAACTATGAAAATAACCTAAAAGGACTATTCCAATATTTTGATACTACCAGAAACCTACACTTATTATGTGATACACCCCAGATGTTAAAAGACATGGATTTACAAAAAGGGCCTTCATTTGGTAATAGATCAAAAGGCACAACTGCAAATAAGATGATTAATGCCTGGGGAAGGAAATTACAAGCAGACTGGTTAATAGAAAAGGCTTATACGTCTCTAGATGATTCAGATATAAAATCTGAAGAAGAGAAGCCAAAATTATTAAATTTACATAAAGTACGTTCTATAGGCTACCTTAAAGAGTTAATTAGTTGGAATCCAGATGATAACTTTGACAGGATATCTGCAATGGGAATGTTAATGATTTTACGAGCTGATAGAGCTAAATATGAAATACAAAAGTATTCTGATAAAATTAAGACTATACATGATGATCCCTGGTTTATTAGATATTCAGGAGTTAGTAAAAAAGTAAAAATTATAAATCCTGCTAAATCAATTAACTCCGTTTAAAATAAATTACGCTATACCAGTAATTAAAATTTTTGTTAAATCAATATAACATCAGTACTTTTACACAAAATTAAAAAATATGGCAACAAGTATGGTTAATGTATCAAAAATGACATTTCCTTTTCAGAAAAGAAGTCGAAATCAAAAGACCAAATCTTATTATAAAGAGTGTGTAGATGCTGCAGATACTATTGTCGGCTTTGATGTTGATAATGGATTACGTGCATCCATGCAAGAAAAACTTAGTAATGTTAACCTTATTAATAATATTATAGATCCAAAAGAGATTCAAAATGTTATTAATCCTTATAAACTTGAAGCTAAGTTTGATAATACCTATAAAAATTATCCTCTTATAAATTCATATATGGCTGTGTTATTGGGTGAGGAACGTGAGATGCGTTTTAATCCTTTAATAACTATGTCTAATCCTGATCTGGTTAATTCTAAATTAGAAGAATTATCAGCATTAATGAATAAATCTATTTTAGAGAAAGTAGTTGCAAATAAGTTTTCGGAAGAAGAAGTTTCAGCAGCTATTCAATCTCAAGCTAAATGGATGAAGTTCAACTATAGAGATCGTAGAGAGCTAATGGCATCACAGATAATTCAGTATGGTTACGTTAACCAAAATATGAAAGAATTATTTAGCAAGGCTTTTGAAGATCTATTAGTGCAAGGAGAAGAGATTTCTATATCAGAAATAGTTGGTGGAGAGCCAATTAGCAGAAAAGGCAACCCTTTAAATATATTTACAGTTCGTTCTGGGAATACTTATAGAATTGAAGATTCTGATATTATCATAGAATTAAGTTTTGTGCCTGTAGGACAACTTATAGATGAGTATCATGATGATTTATCAGACGCACAGATTAAAAAATTAGAAGAAGGCTATGGTTATGCAAATGCCGCATCAGGTAAACTCTTCCAGCGTACCCTTAGAAATGTACCTATAGATTTAACTTCTTGGATAAATCAACAAGGAGGAATAGGTAGTGTCTTATCTGCATCAACTAAAGAAGCTGCCTCTTTTGGTGGATCATTTGATACTTATGGGAATGCTAGAAAGCTTAGAGTTCTCTGGAAAGGAATGCGAAAATTAGGAGTCTTAACTTTTATTGATGAAAATGGAGATATTCAAAAAACATTTGTAGATGAAGATTATCCTTTAAATAATGTTGAAGATGAGAATATTAAGTGGATTTGGGTTAGTGAATGGAATGAAGGAACTAAACTTGCAGACGATATCTATGTTAAAATGGGGCCTCGTCCTGTTCAGTTTAGATCAATGGATAATCCTAGTAAGTGTTATCCTGGCATTGTAGGAAATATATTTACTACAAATGATTCTAAATCATTATCATTTGTTAGTTTAGCTAAAGATTACCAGCTAACATATAATTTCTTCATGCATAAGCTTTGGGAAGAGCTTAAAACATATAAAGGTAAAATTGCAAAAATAAGTACCAGCATGATTCCCAGCAACTTTACTATGGATCAATTTTTATTTTATATTGACCAGATGAAGGTTATTTTTGAAGATGAATTTAATGAGGGCCAAAAAGGAGCTTCTTTAGGCAAGTTGGCTGGAAATATGAATCGTGGATCTGGCAGCGTAGAAATTGGAGATGCTAATGTAATTCAAAATCTTTTAGGCATATTAACATTCTTGGAGAATAGAATTCAGGATATTGTAGGTATTACACCTCAAAGAAAAGGCGCTGTAGATAATAGAGAAACTGTAGGAGGTGTGGAAAGATCTGTAAAACAGAGTTCACTTAATACAGCTAAATATTTCAGCATACATGATGACTTTATAAACAGATCCATAAATGCTTATATAGAAACAGCTAAAATTGCCTGGAAAGAACAGGCGTTTAAGAGACAATTTATTTTATCTGATGGTAGTCAGTCTATCTTAGACTTTGATGGTCAGATGTTTGCAGAGACAGAATATGGAATCTATTCTACTAATTCAGCTGTTGATAAGGACATGATGAGTACTATTAAATCACTCGTTCAGCCTTTTATGCAAAATGGTGGTACAATTAGTATGGTAATGGAACTTTATAGGACCCAAGATCCTGCTGCTTTACAGAGAAAATTTGAAGCTTTTGAAGAACAACTACAGCAACAACAAGCTGCTGCTCAGAAGGCTGCTGAGGAAAATAAAATGGCCATGATGCAACAGGAACAAGAACTTGAAAATCAGAGGCTTGAACTTGAGAAATATAAAGCTGATTTACAGGCTAGTACGGCTATCGAAGTAGCTTATATTAGAGCGTCTTCTACAAAAGAAGATACTGAAGAAGCTCCTGTGGTTGAGGATAATCAAGAAGATATTCAATTGAAAAAAGAACAACTTGATGAGGTTAAGAGGTCTAACCGTAAAAAAGAAGAGCAGAAAGATAGAGAGATTGAGATAAAGCGTAAGGTTGCTAATAAACCCTCTCCTAGACCTACTTCTAAAAAATAGTAAACCTATTAAAAAATAATAGGTTTACGTTATGCCAGAAACTAAAAGAAAGAAGATTATAGTTATAATTATAAATTAATAATTAAATTTGCAAAGAATATGAGTAAAGAAGTATTTGAACAGAGTTTGGATGAGATTTTAGAATTTGATGCTGGACTAGATATAAATAGTATTTTAGCCGCAGCGCCTGCTTTAGAAACTGATCCTATAATTAAAAAAGAACCAGAAAAAAAGGAAGATCCTAAAAAAGAGCTTTCTTTAGAAAATATTAATAAAGTCTTAGATACAACAAAGCTACAAGACAAAACAGAAGATATTGAGGAAAAGGTTGAAGATCCTGATGATAAGGCCCCTGTACCCCTTGTGAATAAAACCGATGATACTTCCGATGCTTCTTTTACTGTAATCTTTGCTAGAGACTTGGTGGCGCAGGGGCTATTATCATCTTTTGATGAAACTAAATTTATAGAAGATTCTAAGACTCTTGGCGAAGCTGAGGCTCTTAGAACTCTTATTAAAACTGAGATAGATGCAAATCTAACTGCTGCTCAATCTGATTTAGATGAAGGTTACCAGGAGTATTTAAAACTTATTGGTAAAGGAGTGGCACAGGAAACTGCAGGCAGTTTAGTAGAATTAAAGACTAGATTTGAAGGTATTACAGTAGATGAGTTGAGTAAAGAAGAGAATTCTGCTCTAAGAAAACAAGTGATGGTAGACTACTTTAAACTCACTACTTCAATGCCGGATTCTAAGATTGATAAATTAGTTCAAAGTAGTATTGATCTTGGAGAAGATATAGACGATGCTAAAGAATATTTAAGTGTTTTAAAGGATTCTATAAAGGAACAAATAACTCTTGAAGAACAAACAGCATCAAAACAACAGAAGCTTTTAGAAGACGAAAATAAACGTAGTATAGAGGCTTTAAAAGAAAATATAAACAGTCTTAATGAAATAGTAACAGGATTACCTATTAATGTTCAAACTAAAAAACAAATGTTTGAAGCTATTACAAAACCTGTTAAAGATGGAAAAGGTAGAACAACTAATGCTATCTGGGCTTTAAGATCTGAAGATCCTATGTTTTTTGATGAAAGATTGGCTTATTTATTTGCAACAGGATACTTTAATAAAGGCAAGACCTGGGACAAAGTAGTTAATGTAAAAGCTACTAAAACTATTACAGAACTAGAAAAAGCTATCGAAAGTAAGAGAAATACAGGAACAACTGTTGGACATACTGTATTACAGAATGCTAATATAGATCCAACATCAAAAAGCAATATAGATTCCATGCGTGGAATTTTTGGCAAATAAAACCGTTTTTTAAATTAAATAGTTAAATGAATCAAATTTCAAAACTTCAGATCGTAGATCCAAAACATTGGAGCGGTCTAACTCGTGAAAGTCATCTTGGTTGGCTTGGTATGCAGGAACCTGAAATTATAAGTAATACAATGAATCGTCTGTACGAATTAAATGTCGGTACTGACAACTTTGTTTCATTTATAAATAAGCTTCCTACTGAGTACATTAATGATGATGTTGTATACAGATGGTTTCTTCAGGGATCTGACGAAAGAAGCATTCCTCTTAAAGCAGCCTTTTCTGATCTTGCATGTACAACTGTTATTACAGATGCAGCTCAGGCAGGTTTAAATAGAGGTGTATTCTACATGTTATTTCCTGAAAGATACTTTGAAAGCACATCTCATATCGTAGGTTCAAAGCCTGAATTGTACCAACTTAGGGTTATTGAAGATCCTGTACAGTTTGGTAACTACTGGCGTTATAAGGTCCAGTTATTCTCAGGTGACGACACATTGTGGGTTCCTGCAGCTGATCTTGCTGCTAACACTATGTGGTCAGAACTTTTTGGTATGGTTGAACAAGAGCTGTCCAAGAGAGGAACAGGTGTTCATCACACTGCTCCTTATCAGATGGAGAACGTACTTTCTATGATTCGTAAGAATTATAACGTACCTGGTAATATGATATCTAAAGGTAAGAATAAGCCTCTTGCTTTTGCTTTCATAGATCAGAACGGAAAGACACAAACTCGCTGGATTGATAAACTTGGTTGGGATTTTTATGTACAGTTTGAACGTGATAAGGCTCGTCTTATTGGTTATGGTAAGTCTAATAAACTTGCTGATGGTACATTTGGACACGTAGGTGAATCAGGTAACACTATTCGTTCTGGATTTGGTTTATATGAGCAAATGGAATATGGAAATATTCTTTCATATAATACCTTCTCTTTAGATATGTTGACAGACTTTGCAATGGATATGTCATACGGTAAAATTCCTGAAGATAAACGTGAGTTTATTCTTTCAACTGGAGAATACGGAGCATATCAATTCCACAAAGACGCTGTTAGTAAGGCAAACGCTATTACATATCTTAATACTAATGTTAATATTAAGACTGATGGTGGTAAGCTTACATTAGATGAAGGACAGTTCCTGAACTATGTAGCAGTTAATGGTATTAAATTTAAACTTACTATTGATCCGATGAAAGATGGATATCCTAATACTCTTAGGCATCCTGATGGTGGATTAGCTAGTTCGTATATTTATGAGATTTTTGATGTAGGAACTACTGGAGGTGTTTCTAACATTTCAAAAGTTAGTGTTAAAGATGAGGAAGAATTTTTTGGGTATATCCCTGGATTAAGAGATCCATTCTCTCCATATAATAATAGGACAGATCCTAGAATGATGGCTACTTCGGTAGATGGTTATTCTGTATACAAAGGATTCATTGGAGGTGTGAAAATCACCAACATGAAAAAAACTGCTCGTATTATCCCATCTATTCTTCGATAATTAAATTATTAGTAGGCTGTGGGGGATTAGGGTTCTTACCCTCTTCTCCCCACCTATTAATTTGTTAAAGCAATTAATTACAGTAAAATTATATTATGGAAGCAACAAAAATTACAAAAGAAGAAGCAATTAGGAAAAGTTATTTACAGAACAAAACAGTTTATTTAAAGCCAGTGATTAGAGGAGGCAAAATGATTACCTCTCCATCACATGCTGCGTACTTTCAAATTGATGGTGCAAATAACTGGTTTCAACTACCTAAGAACATACAAACTGGTGAATTGGCAAACCCATTTACTAGTAATGAAGAGAAAGAATTTTTTGAAGGTGTATTGGATTTAGATCTTAATGTTTATAAAAAGAAAGATAATTTCTGGCATAAATTTTTTGTTAAGATCGTAAAAGATTTTAATCTTATGCATGATGGATATGTATTCAATCTTGCAGATCCATTAGATAATTTAAAATGGAGAGTTACAAAACTTCAGGCTATGGTCGCTCCCAATTGGGATGAAAGACTGGCAAGGGCTGAATATCGTTTTGCCCTGGTTGAAGAAGGCTATGAAGAAGAAAAAGAACAGACTACAACTAATAAGGTTATTGAGGCTTATACATATTTAGGAAGTGTTCAGAATTCTATTAAACAGATGAAAGACTTTTTAGGTGTGTACTATATGGAAAAGAAGGAAATGAAGTTTGTTCCTGAAGACGCAGATAAAGATTGGTTGAAGAAAGAGATAAAAAAAGTCATTGATAATGAAACAGATTTAGCTCTGTTAATTATGAATGATCCTAATGCAAAAATTAAAAACTTTATTCTTCAGTGTCTTAGATCTGGTGCAATAAATAAGTCAGCTAGAAATAAATATGATATTCTTGGTGAAGGAGTATCTTACACTTATGATGAATTAGTTACATATTTAACTAGTGCCGAAGAAATTAAAGCTGATATATATTTAAAGTTAGTTGCTCAATCTAAAATGAACAAGTAATGATTTATGCAGAATTTCGTGCTGAAACAGAATTATTGTATGAAAGTTTAAACAGTAGCGCAGCTCCTGGATTTACTGATACAGAATGGGGACAAATTCTTACTGCAGCCCAGCGAAAAGTTGTTCATAATATTTTAAATGAAGGAGTAACACGAGATTCTCTTAATATTTTAGCTATTGAAAAGCTAATACGAAGTGATAGCTATACTGCTTTTAGTACTGATAGTTATTTTAAAAATTCAGATGATACGGATGCTCAGATTATTAATATTGGAACAAAAGTATTTGAAACTAAATTTTTCTGGATTTTAGATGAATATATTGAAACTGCTTCAGCAACTAATATAAGATTAAAGAGAATTTCTTTTGATTTTTATAGGGCTAATATAGATAATCCTTTTAGAACTCCTAATGTTACAGATGGATTTTGGGTACTACAATATAATAATGTGCCTGTATTTATAACTGATGGTACTACTATTACAGGTTATTATATAATGGCTGTGCATCATCCTGATAACTATCCAATAGGAACAGGAATAACTTATGGTACAGAAGGATCTTGCTTAAATGAAGGAGTTCATTCTAAAATAGTAGAACAAGCTGTAAAATTAGCAAAAATGTCAGTAGATGATGCTCAAGGGTATCAACTTGCTTTAGCGGAATTCGCAAAATAATTTTTTAATTTAATATAAAATACTATGGCTTTAGAAAAAGTAACTAAACATAATCATATATTACATCCGCCTTTTTACCCGGTATTTGATTATTGGTATAATGTTTTAGTAGACCATCTAAATACGTATCTTGATGATACAAGTAATATAACTCCAGTAGTAAGAACAAATAATCCTATATTAGCTGCTAATACTATAAATCAAAATATAGATGTATTAGACGGAGCAATAGGGGCAGACAATACTGCAGTAGCTAGAACGAATAATCCTACAGTAGTAAATACTTCGTTAAATGCGAAAGTACAAGCATTAGATAATGCTATAGGTATAACACAGACAGTAAGTGTAAGAACAGTTGGACCTATATTGGCGACTAATGCAATTACTCCTAATATAGCGGCATTAGATACCGCAATAGGTACAGATGCACAGTTGACAGCAGTAGCAAGGACAGCAGGACCGATAGCTACTAGTCAGAGTGTTAATCAGAACATTGATGATCTTGATGCAGCTATTGGTGCTAATATTTCACCGTTAACAAGAACAACAGGTCAATTAGTTGCTGCAAATACTGTTAATGATAATATTGATCTTATTGATGATGTTATAGGGTCAGATGCACAAATGCCTACTTCTTCTTTAAATGTAACAAGATCACAAACTATTTACCAGAATTTACGAGCATTAGACACATATAAAACAGTAAGGACAGTAAAGTATAGGGTAGGTAATGTGGGGGTAGCTTCATGTGATTTTAATTTCTCTTCTGCAGCTAATGCTAATGAACAGAGTATTGATCTTGGTGCAATATTACCTGCTAAATGCAGACTGCTGGATGTGATGGTTTATACAGATGCAGCATTTACTAACCTTGGTGCATTAACTACTGATGTTGGCCTTACAACTGGAACCGATGGGCTTATAGTAGCAGCAGACAATACAGCTATTGATGCTATAATGGCGACATCAGATGCTGGAGCTTTTGTTGCAACTCCAAACAAAGCAGCTCAAAATATATGGTTAAATGTTAAACCTACTAATAATTGGGATTCAGCTAATCCGGTAGGAAGAATGTCAGTATATGTTACTTTTATTGATGTAACAAATGTATAATGGGAATACAGAGATCATATCCAGCACATGATGATATGCAGGGTATAATGACTACTGTAGCTGGGGGCAGTGCATTAGGCACTCTTGCGATACGTGATACTGGTTGTACAATGTTGTCTTTTCAAAATGCTAATGATGATGTAGCAGTACAAGTGTATCAGTTTTCACATAGAAAAAAACTAGATACTAATTGCGATAGTCTCCATTTGCATTACTACTTACCCTCGGCTCCTAATGCTAATGATACTGTTATTTTTAAGTGGTGGTATACTTGGTATAATAATGGAGATGTAATACCTGCAATAGCTAACTGGACAACAGGAGCAGATAAAGTATTAACATTTGCAGGGACAGAGGCCCAATATAGTACTGGACTAGTATCAATAATAACAAATCTTGTTCATCCAAATAACGAAGGATACTCATCCATATTAAGAGTAAAAGTATTAAGAGATTCTACAGGTGTAGGATCTGATACATATGCTGATGATTTAGGTATTGATTATTTTGATGTGCACTATATAGTAGATAGAAACGGCAGTTTAAATGAAGCAAGCGATTCTTAAAGATTTTTTAATTTAATAATATTTAATATGATTTTAGAGTATTTAACAAAAGAAAACTTTGTACCAACAGGGCCTAAATTTAAGGTATATGACTATTGGTATAATATTTTGGTTGATAAGATTAATAGCATTTTTAGTGCTGGCGTTACAAATAGTAATTTTGATGATGCTCCACTATTAGCTCCTCCTCCGTCAACTACAGTTTTTATGGAAGACTTTGTAGATACATACGGATGCATTGATTTGGCTTTAGCTAATGAATCAGATCCTGCTGCTACTTTTTCTGAAGTAGCTGATAGAGGAAAATGGTTAGCTACTATTGTTGATGGTGGTACTGGTAATACCGAGACAGTTCTTGGAAGACCTGTTGATGGTTCAACAAATGCTGGTGCTCAAGGTGGTTGGGGGGAATTTCGTACATGTAATGCCGATAATGATGCAGTAACCTGTCAATTAAATGGTGAGTCTTTTAAACTTGCTACAGGTAAAAAACTTTGGTTTGAGACACAATTTATTATAGAAGATGTTAGCGAAAGTGAAGTTTTTATTGGACTTGCTGATACTGGTACAGATCTTTATGGTGCTGCCGGAGTAGGAGTAAATAACCATGTAGGATTTATTCTTGATGGTGACGGTAACTTAGATTTTTCAGTAGATGAAGCCGCAACACAGAGTAAAACTGATACTGCAATAGATTTTGTAGATGGTACTATGGCTACTTTAGCTACCGCTAACGTAAAACATAAATGTGCTTTTTATTGGGATGGTGCTGGTACAATAAAAGTATACGTAGACGGTACTCTTTGTTTAACTAAAGTAGATAATGGTACTACAGTACTGATCCCAGATGGAACTTGTTTATCACCAGGATTTACAATTCTTACACAAGGAACTACTGATGAGGCATTGTTTATTGATTACATATATGTCGCACAGGAAAGATAATTATAAAAATTTTATTGTTTAATTTAATACGTAAATACAATGTTTGAAGATTCAAGAACACAACTATTTGTATGTAATGTAACTAATGCCAATGCTGCTAGCTATGCAGTTCTTAAGGCCTTGGCTGGAAGCGCTGGTGCGTTTTATTATGAGCCACAGACTTTTACAGAAACAGCTTTAGCTACAAACGCTACATTGGTTCATAGGTTTGCATTTAGAAATACAAGAGGTCAACTTAGTACAACTCTGCCTTTTAAATCAGCTCAAGTTAAAAATGGTGGGTATTATGCTTATCTTGCAAGACAGGAACAAGTATCATATTTAGGATATAATGGAACTTCTGGTTCTATGGACGCTACTAATTCAAAATATTATGGTCTCCAAGTTATTCTAAATCATACTTTTGGTATGCTGAATAATAGTCCTATGGTTATTACTATTCCTTATAAGAGCGATAGTTCTGCTACTCAAAGTGAAGTCGCTGCGGGCTTGGCTATTGCTGGAACTGCAATTTTTAAGCGTCAGGCTTATAAACCTTTAAAAATTGAACGTGTTAACTCTGGCGCTCAGGCTGTTGCTATAAACAACCTTGCTTTGGTTAATGGGTCCAAGAATTTTACTTCAACTGATGATGATACAGCTACACTATTAGTAGGAACAATTCTTAGAATTGAAGAGCCTGAAAATAACGGTTCTGCAGTTACAGACCCCTGCTATATTATAGCTAGTCATGATTCTGGAGCTGGCGCAGCTCGTATCTATACTCTTGATCAAGAATTTCAGGGAGTAACTAATGCAGATCACGATCATTGTGAGACTGTTACTGAAGGTAATTGGGGGCTTAAATTCACTGGTATTAGTGTAACTGATGCTAACTTTAATCCGGTAACTGACGAACCATTTGTTGTATCATTTGAATTTGGTACTCGTGATTTTGATACCGCTACTGCTACTTATACTACTGAAGCTCGTCTTGGCTCTGGTACATACCAGTTAGTAGCTGCCCAAGAGGCAAGAAGTCAGTTCGAGAATAAGACTCGTGAAATAAGTGCATATCCTCCGACAGTAAGAAACTTAGATGCTGTTGCAGGTACTACTTATAATATCTTCGCATTTGAAGTTTGGAATGATGACTTCGCAGATCCCACAACTGGTGTTCGTCCGATATCTAAAGTAAGATATGAACTTGCAGTTGAGGCAGCTCTTACTGAAGCCTTCCATACAGTACTTGGATTTGGTGCATAATAAATAAATTTCTCCCCTTTGTCCCTGACAGATTTGGGGTAACTTATAATGGGGAAGTCCAAAAGCTTCCCCATTTTTTATTCTTTTAACAATGATGACAGTAATTTTACATTGTTCTGATAGTTCATTTGGTAATGCAATTGAGATTAACAAATGGCACTTACAGAGAGGGTTCTCCTCAATAGGTTATCATTTTGTTATATTAAATGGTAAACTTACTCCTACAAAATATAATAAATTTTTTGATGGGATTATAGAGACAGGAAGGCCTATAGACGATGATTCTACTCTTGAAACAGATGAAGTGGGAGCTCATGCTTTAGGATGGAATGGTAAGAGTATAGGAGTATGTCTTATAGGACTTAGTGATACTTTTACAATCAAACAATATAAAGCAGTAAGGGAACTATTATTAAATCTAAAATCTATTTTTGGATCTTTAGATGTTAAACAACATTCTGATGTTGAACCAAAAAAACCATATTGTGCTGGATTTTCTAAAGCTCAAATGGATATATTTAAAAATCTTTAATTATGGCTGACACACTTAAAATATATATTCTTGAGGCAGATGATGCCGAATCTTTTAAATTATATGATCAATCAGATTGGGCTGCATTTTCAGATGTAAATGTAACAGCCGCTTCTCTTACTGTTGAATATAATGGAACAACCTATACCTATACTACTGGAACTGGTCTATTAGCTGACTTAGCTATGGACGGAACTTATATAAATCTTTGTGGTACATCTGCTAACTCATACTTTGAAGTTACACCAGATTTGTTACTATCTGGAACTACAGAATTAAATTCTACTTATTTCCCAGATGGATATTATGAGATTACTTTAGATATAACATATTCTGCAGTAGATAAATCAGACACATCAACTCAGGGATTTTTATCAGAAACATATTTAATGGCTGCTCAGCTACCATTACAAATAGATATGAATAATTTTAATTATGAAGAAAATAGATTACAATTTCTTTGTATAGCATTACTTCAATCTTGTAAATGGGCTGGAGAATTAGGCAGAGAAACTGAATTTACAACTTTTACAGATAAGGTAAATTCATTTTTAGATGCTAGAAGTATTAGTTCTATTTGGTCTACTTAAATAAAGCTATATGTCTGAAAGAAGCAGAAGGCCATCTAGTAATTATAGTTTAAAGGCTCCATTTATTAAAGGAACTAAGGGTGAAAAAGGGGATAAAGGAGACTCTGGATCTCCCGGATATACTCCTATTAAAGGAGTTGATTATTTTGATGGATTGCCTGGTATAAATGGATTAGATGGATTAGATGGTGAGTCCGGCTATACTCCTATTAAAGGAATAGATTATTTCGATGGAGAACGAGGTGAACAGGGTGAAAAAGGAGATCCTTTTATTTATTCAGATTTTACATCTGAACAACTAGCCTCTTTAAAAGGTGAGCCAGGTGTGCAAGGCATTCAAGGCCTAGATGGTTCTGACGCCACAGTAACCAAAGAGGTGGTAGAAAGCGTCCTTACAGGAGAAGTAGATTCGCATTCTCACGCAGGAGGCAGTGGTTTAACACAATCACAAATATTAACACGACAACTATGATAATTTTAAGTCAGACAACCGATAATCTACAGGTAGCTTTAGCGGGGAATATTACCGCCAATCAACTACAGTGTTCTACCTTCTGGAGGGACGTAACAGAGACAACCTATGTACCGGGTCGCACGGTTGCGGCAACAAACAACACAACAGATGTTAATATTGCTGCTGCTCCTGCTGAATCAACTCAGAGAATAATTGATCATATCTCTATCTACAATGCCGATACAGTAAACGCTACGGTAACAGTCAAATTGGATGCAAACGGTACCGAATACATTCTTTTCAAAGGGGTGATCGCAACGGGAGAGATGCTTCAGTATAATGATAAGAATGGTTTTACCGTTATGACTATTGCCGGGGCTATCAAACAGGCTCAGATGATAGGGTCAAATAATGTGGCTATAAACGTGCTTAATACTGTTGTCTTATCTGAGAACGTGGTTAATAATAACGTAGCTGCAAATACGATGCAGGATGTTACCGGGCTTTCTTTTCCTGTTACTGCGGGAGAGGTTTACTGGTTTGAGTTCACTATTCCTTATTCATCAGCAGCAACAGGCACGGGGTCGAGGTGGTCAATCAACGGCCCTTCAATATCAAGGCTTAACTACCGGAGTGAATACACACTAACAGCAACAACCACTACGGTCAACTCTGCTACGGCCTATGATATCCCGGCAGCGAATAACGCATCTTCACTCACAACAGGGAACGTAGCAACTATTTGGGGTGTGGTTGTCCCTGCCGCTAATGGAACTGTGATAGCCCGTTTTGCTTCAGAGACATCAAATACCGCCATTACCGCTTTGGCGGGTGCAGTTTTAAGATGGATAAGAGTAATTTAAAATTATAAAACATGATTTGGACTAGTACAGATATAACTAATTTAATATTAGTAGCAAAAGATGCAGGAATTAATTTAACTACTTCTATTTGTAGAAAATTAGATTTAGGTAAATCTATAGATCAAGATATAGAATATTTATATTTTATATCTAATATCGTTTTTGGATTAGAAAATGATGGCACAGATGTATTCACTGATGAAGATTATAGTCTTATGAGTGAGTATATTAACAGAATTGCAAATCAAAGAAATAGATTTAGAGGACTTTAATATGTGTTTTAAGCATGGAAGATTAAGAGGAATAAAAAAAGTTCCTAGATTTAAAAGGCCTCCTAAATATGAAGAAGGAGATTTATATGACTATGATGGTAATTTATACCATTATATTACTATTGGTAATCAGCAATGGATTGTAGAGAACTTTAAATGTGAGCATTATGCTGATGGAACTGCGATACCAATAATAACAGATAGTGGATTATGGGTGGCAGATGTTACGGGCGGAATGTGCTACTACAACAATGATTCAGCAACATATAAAAATATTTATGGTGCTTTATATAATCATTATGCAGTAACAAATACTAATGGTCTAGCTTATCTTGAACAAGACGGAGTACAATCTTTAGGTTGGAAAGTCCCTACTTATGCAGATTGGTTGAGACTACAAGCAGAGGTTACTGAGAATCCCGGCGGAGGGAAACTTAAAGAAATAGGCACAAACCATTGGAGTGCGCCTAATATAGGTGCTACAGATGAATATGGATTTACAGCAGTAGGCGCTGGTTTTAGACAAGAAGAGGGGATATTTCGTGATTTGAAATCGCAGAATTATTTATGGTCCTCAACAGAATATGAATATGCTGAAGATTTTGCATATCATGCAATATTAGAAAAAGGCAATGCACAATTGGCTGTAACTCCTGTTGCTCTTCAAAAAAACCTTGGAATGTCAATACGTTTAATGAGAGATATAGAAGACTTTGTTTATGATTATGATGGTAATGTCTATACTTATGTTACTATCGGCACACAGCAATGGATGGTAGAAAATTGGAGATGTGAACATTATGCGGACGGGACACCGATACCTAATTTAACAGAGTCATCGTACACTCAGTTCTTGCCATCATTGTTACTTTTACAGGAGGCATATAATAACTTAAAATTATTTGGAGTAGGGGGATTCTCTAATGCTATATATAGTAGTTCTTCTTCGTTTTATGAAGATTCCAACGATTCTATAAAGGCCATTGATTTTACAGACGGTAGTTTAGTCTATTCAAATAAAGCAGATGTTTTAAAAGTTCGTCCGTTTATGTCATTTACAGACTCTATTGGGGCTTATTCACTTAGAGATAATGGCCCTAATGGGGGGCTTATTTGTTACATTAATGGTACAACATATTACGAAGCAGCCGCAGCAGACATTGCCGACTCTGCATGGAGTAACTTAACAACAGATTATTTGGTTACAGAAGAGGCAATCTCTGATAGTCAAACCAATACACTTGCAATAATTAACCAAGTAGGACATACCAATAGTGCCGCATCTCTCTGTAATGCAATATTATATGGAGGTTGGATTAACGACACCACAGGCGCAATGTGCTACTACGACAATGATGAAGCAACATATAAGAGTGATTACGGAGCATTATATAATTGGTATGCAGTAGATAACGCACATGGACTTGCACCTGCGGGGTGGAGAGTGCCGAGTGCGGCTGATTTTGTCGTTTTAAGAACAGCGTTAGGTGGGGCTGCCGTGGCCGGAGGAAGTATGAAGGAGATGGGATTATCTCGTTGGAACGCACCTAATGATGGTGCTACCAATATAAGTGGACTTACTATCGTTGGTTCCGCTGCAAGAGATCATAATATAGGGAGCTTTGGTTTATTAAAACAGTTTGCGTTTTTATGGACAAGCACAGCATCGTCGACGTCTCATGCAACCAATTATTACACAAGTTCCGTATCAGCTTCGTTATTTAACAATAATGATTATAAAAATTACGGCTTTTCCGTCCGCATGATGAGAGACGTTGTTTAAAAGATAGACTATGGCACGAGAGATATTTAATTTTAATTTATTTTATATTATATAATATGAATCTTGACTTTGAAACAGCAATGTCAGCTGCGGCTGAAGACCCGTCTGATTTTGTTACATGGAGTGTTATAATAGAAGCTTTTGAAAATAAAGTATCTACCTCAAGAACAGTTAATGGTAATCTATTATCTTCGGATATTATATTATTATTAGCATCAGATGATTTTGAAAATCAGGGAACTACTACTACATTATTACATGGTAATGCAACTGGTAATCCCTCTTGGGGTGCTGTAGTAACAAATGATATAACTAACTCAGCAGTAACATATGCTAAAATGCAATCTGTATCTACAACTAGTAGATTTTTAGGTAGAATAACTGCGGGTTCTGGAACAATAGAAGAATTAACTGGAACACAAGCTACTTCATTATTAGATGTTTTTGCTACTACTTCTACAACAAAAGGGCTGGTTCCAGGATCTAATTCTGCAGGTACAAGTTACTTTTTAAGAGCGGATGGTACTTGGGCTTTACCGGCAGCAGGAGCTGGGACGGATCATTCCAGTTTAATTAATTTAGATTATGCTTCTGCAGGCCATACAGGATTTGAACCTACTATATCTGCAGGAACAACTTCACAATATTATAGAGGAGATAAAACCTGGGTACAGCCTAATCATAACAGTTTAGCCGGACTACAAGGAGGAATAGTTGGAGAATACTATCATATAACAGCTGCTAAAGTTACTCCGGTTAATAATATCACAACTACAAGCGCAGACAGTGTTCCCACTGGATTAGCTTATAGTTCTACTGGAATAATTACTGGAACAGATGGTACACAATCAGCTTATATTATTCTTACATGGGATGCTATAGCAACATCTACATTTAGTCATTATCAGGTTAGATATAATAAAGATCTTACAACTAATTATACTTATTTAAATGCATCTACTAATACCATTACTATTAATGGTTTATCTGGAGGAGTAGCTTATGATTTTGCTGTAGAAAGTGTTAATAAATATGGAACTCATTCTGGATTCTCTGCTGATCTGACTGTTACTGTTGCATCTGATACAGGTGCGCCAGATACGGTTACAGGAGTAACTGCTGTTGCGGGTATCCAATATGTTATAGTTGAATGGACTCATGTTGCAAATTCTGATAGAGCTTCTTATAATATATATAGGAATATCGCTGATACAACAGTAGGAGCTACGGTAGTTGGTTCTAGTAATACAGATTATTTTATTGATGGCGGAAGAACTGGTGGTACAGCTTTATTCTATTGGGTTAAGGCTGTAGATACTTCTGGAAATGAAAGTGCCGCTTTCTCTAATCCTTCAGTTACTGCAACACCTAGAAATGTAGAAAATACTGATGTAACTGAAATTGCTGCGGATAAAATTCTGATAAACGGTATTGTATATCTTTCTAATTGGAGACACGCCAGTGATATTACTAAGATAGATGGCGGAACAATATACACTAATTCTATTCATGTTGATGCAATTAATGCTTCTACATTAGCAGCAATTGTAGCAGATTTAGGATCTGTAACTGCTGGTAATATTGTTATTACTACAGGAACGGATCTTATCTGGCTCAACCACGCTAATGATGGTTCTTTAAATATTGGTGGGAATGTTAAAGCATCTGCTCCATTCAGAGTAACAGCTGCCGGAGCTCTTACAGCTACAAGTGCTACTATAAGTGGATCTATCTCAGCAACATCTGGAACTATAGGAGGCTGGACAGTAGGGGCTACTTATCTATATTTAGACGGCGCTACAGATGCTGATTCCTCTGGTATGGTTGCTGCAGATTATCCTTTTTATGCTGGTAAAAAATATGCTGATAGAGCTACTGCTCCTTTTAGAGTTACTCCAGCCGGAGTACTAACTGCATCAGGAGCCACTGTTTCTGGAGCTATTACATCTACTTCTGGAACAATAGGCGGATGGACTATAGCATCAGATGCTATTTATCATGGAACAAAAACTACTTCTGGATATACTCCTGCTGCAACTGATGTCACATTATCTTCTGGTGGCAGCTTACATACTCGAAATTTTTATGTAAATGCGGATGGTACTGTTGGTATAAGAGGCACATTGTACCCACATTTATTTAATAAAGTAGCTAGTGCTGTTCTAAGAAACGGCCTTGATACTACAGAGTATACATCACAAAATACACATCCAAATTATCAACAAAGAGCAGTATATACATTTACTAATGGTTTCATCGGAGAGATAAGATTTGGATTTGAATTAAGACAAGAGGATGCTGGGGGTGGTGGAACGGGTAAAGCAAGAGTTTATAGAACTCCTTTAGGCGGGGCATCTGCTGCAATAGGTGTTGAGATAAATGCTACAACTGGAGTTTCTTATCTTGCTAAGACTGATGATATTACACAAAACTTTAATCCAGGTGATACTATAGAATTATGGTTGTATTCTCCTAATGGAGATATAACAGTATATGCTACAAATATTGGATTATATTATAGTGATGGTGATTCTGGTGAAGTAGTAACCTCAGGTTTTTAAAAACTATTAGATAATCTACTAATTATTAGTAGATAAAATTTATTGTAAAATTTTGTTTTGTTAAATAATTTATATACTTTTGTAAAATTAAAATTCCATATAATGGCAAATACTTTAGATACCCTTATTAATCTAACCAATTTACTACTTAAGAAAGTAGCTGGAAATGCAGGTTGTGATTATTTTGCTGATGCGAATGCTCATGTTGCAAGAAGAGGAAAGATATCTTCTTTAATTATTTTAGAAGATAATAGTCAAATTGGGTCTATAACAGAAAGTGCAGGAGGAGTAGAGACTACGTTTGCTACTACAACTAAAACTTATTTAAATGTAGCATTTCCTTCAAATACATTAGTTATATTTGATAACCCGTTATCTTCTATTACTTTAGCTGCTGGAAAAGCAATGGTTTATTATATTGATTTATAATAACTAAAATTTAATATTATGTTACTAAGCCCATTAAAAATATTAAGTCCTATTGGGCTATCTGTTTCTTCTAACCCTACTTATGCTATTTTAACCGATGGTGATTGTACTTGGCGTATCGGGGCTAGAGATGGAGAGATGGTATGGGATCATACGTTAACATCTACAGGTTTTTCAGGAACAGAAGATATAGATTGGTATAACGCTCAATCAGAAAGCTAATGGCACAATATATTTATAAAAGTAACGATCAGTATAGATATCTCCTCGATCAATCGACAGGATTCAGATTTCGTATAGGTGTAAGAAATCATTTTATTGTCAGAGATAAGGAACTTTATGAAAATGGATTTGATGATGCCGAGGACACTGGATGGGAGTATATCGGGGGTTACGGTGATCCTGGTGATGAGATTGTCACAGGTGGACGTTATCGCTTCGGTGTGAGGGATTGCGACTGGCACGATGATATTGAGTTGACGGCAACTGGATTTGATGGTACAGAAGATACTGATTGGAAATGCGTGGGGTCGATTAATTATAATTGGACGATTTCTAAACCGTCTAATTTAGTAGCTGTTGTTTATTCAGATACACGTATAGACATTACATGGGATGATGGTTCTGCTGGAACTGATGGGTTAAAAATCTATGTTAATGATGTTTATAATCAAACAGTAGCCTTTGGTGTTGAAGCAGCAAGTATAACTGGGTTAACAGCAAACACAGCTTACACAATTGACTTGATGGCTTTCAAGGGAGGAACTAACGGCCCAGAAATAACAACCAGTGCAACAACATTTCATAGTGAAATAGGCACTTTTATTACAGGGCTTGTTACTCCTTTAAGTAGTGCTCAAAAGATAGATTTAAATAATCTTGTGTCTTATTGGAAAACCGGATGGGGTGTTAGTTCTTTAAGCGAAGTAATGGATGGTTTGTTTATTGATGCTGGAGCAACAGAGGAAAGTTCTGTTAAAAACATTGTAAGCAATAATTATCACGGTGTATTAGTTAATGCTCCTGCCTTTACACAGTATGAAGGATTTACTGGGAATACTTCAACCAGGTATATTCGGCATAATTATAATCCCACAAATAATGGGGTGCGGTTTACAAGAAATAATGCTTCGCTATTTGCTTTATATCGGACAGATCATGGGACAAATGCTGGTAAGAGTTTTGGTGCAGATAATACAGTAGCTGACACAAGAGTATATACACATCGTTTGGCTAATTCAATATCTATCAAGCTAAACGATATAAATCAGTTTGTTGTTGCTACGGTAGATGATACAGCAAAAGGGTTGAATGGAGCAACACGATATGCAAGTAACTCAAGAAAAGGATTTAGAGATAAAACACTCAGTGCAAATTCTACAACAGCGAGCACTGGTCTTATTAATCTTGAATTATATTTTCTTGCTGCTAATGTGGAAGGAGCTGCTACTGGATTTTCTGAGGTTCAACAAGCTCTACATGGGTTTGGTGCTTCATTAGATCAAACACAACTTGATGTTTTATATGACGGTTTTGCAGCTTATATGACCGCAAAAGGGAAAACAGTAATAACTTAATTATGGATAGAGTAATAACGATAACCAAAGAACAGGCTGAAAGGATAAGGGGAACCTATGGCAAATATTCAGCTATTGACCCGATAGAGATTCCTGGTGGATTATATATTATATCTGAAGATGTAATTAACCATCCTGAGTTTAAGGAAATAGAAGAACTGCTTGTTGATTATGAAAAAACATCCCCTAAAATTGAAATAAATGAAATTAAAGAAGGTGATACAGTTGTGAAGGATAATATTTATGTCAGCGAAGTAGGATTTGTTAAAGCAGTAAAAACCGATGTAGTCACGTCATTAACTGACAAATCATTGTTGGTTACAAAGACAGATAAAGAAATATTAAAAGTAAAATAATGAAAAAACTAATAACAATCTTATTTTTCGCAGCCCTCTCAATAGGGGCTATGGCTCAGTTCAGAGCAAGGACTGGTATCTCAGCTGGGGATCACAAAGTGTCGGGTACGAATATCGAAGTCGTTGATAGCCTGACAAAGACCGATGACGGGGAATATGCTATCTACATGGATGGCGATACTATCCCGCCATATACTCCGTTTGCAAACCGGATTCCTGGTGGTACGCTCTATCCTGAGCTGGCAGACACTACCTACTCTACTTGCTATGGGGGAGGCACAGGACAACCGGCAGATAGTACCTTATTCGCAGAGGAAGCTACTGCTTTCGGAGTGTGGACGGTAAAGGTAGATACAGCCTATATTGTCAACATTGATAATCAGCGATTCTCGGCCGGTGATAGTGCAAAATTTAATGTGTACATAGGCAATTCAATGACAATGGTTGCAACAGACTCATTATTTACAGCACCTCAGGGAGTGGGGGATAACAGAGTGGTATTTACTCCTAACAAGACCCGAAAGATACCCAAAGGCAAGGATGTATGGGTGGGCCTAATGGGTGATCAGATTACGGGGATGCGTCCTAATCTTTGGTATTTGCAACTGAATTGGTACATTATAAAAGCTGACTAATGAAGAAGCTACTATTAATACTTTCAGTATTTCTGCTCTTTGCACAGGCTCAGGGGCAGAGTGTCATCCGGGCGCAGAGTAATGCGAGGGCTATTGCTACAAGCGGTGGTGCTTCGACTCTTTTAACTGGGCTTGTTGCATATTGGACAATGGATGAGGCGTCTGGCAATATGACATCAGAAGTCGGTGATACGTATGGAACCACAACAGATATAACATATGGTATAGCTGGTAAATTAGGGGATTGTTATCAATTTAATAATTCATCATCGCTTGTTTCTGTTGTTGATGTGGGGAGTGTTTTACAACTAAATACTCTTACTATCTCTTTTTGGATGAAAGAGGATGGGAATAATGATCGTCTTTTGGAATATTACGCAAGTTCTCAGGGGTGGACTATCGGGACATCGTCATCTGGTTATTTATCTTGGTTTATAAGAGCCGCAACAGCTAACGAAAATCTTGATGATGTAGATATAACAGACGATGCTTGGCATCATGTTGTTTGCACTTATGATGGTGCACACATGATATTATATATAGATGGGGAGGAAGAGGTATCTGAGGAAAGAACTGGTGGAATAACTTATGTAGGAGCAGCATTTACAATAGGGACAAACGCAGGGGCCAATGACTATGGTGGACTAATGGATGAAGTATGTATATATAATAGGGCATTAGGACAATCAGGTGTCGATTCATTATGGAACGCAGGAAATGGTTTGGCTTATCCTTTTTAATATGAAAAAACTATTATTTATATTATTTGTATTTATTTCGATTCCCGCTTGGGGGACGAAGTATTATGTTAAGAACGGAGGAAACGATGCATCAGCAGGGACTTCAGATGGCACAGCATGGGCAACGATAGCTAAGGTTAACTCAATTTCATTCTCTGCCGGTGATACAGTTGCTTTTAAATGCGGTGATTTATGGAGAGAGGAATTAATTATACCTTCATCTGGGAGTGGTACAACAATAGCCGACTCAACAACATTTATTACATTTACATCTTATGGAAGTGGAGCAAAACCGAAGATATATGGTTCTGAGGTTATAACTACATGGACGGCACACGAAAGTCGTCCTAATGTATGGAGAGGAGATGTTTCTGTTAATGACCCTCATGATTTGGGTTCTTATGGTTCTTCTTATTATATACTAAGTGATGGATATACTGTTTATTGGAGGGCAATGAGACCGACAGATATGCCATTATTATCTGAACTTGCTGCGGAGGGGGCGTATGCGTGGATGTGGAGGAATGATTCTATTTACATCTATTGGGAAGGTGACCCTAATTCTGACTTTACGGGAATGGAAGTTGCGCAAAGAGATAGATGTATCTATTTGAACGATAAAGAATATATTACTATCGATGGCTTAGAGTGTAGATTTGGAGGAACAAGAAATATAGGAGAAAGAGGCGCACCACAAAATGCTCTTGATGGTTTAATAATTAAAAACTGCAAGATTAGTTATTCTGGGACTAAGGGTTATATAGACGATGGAATGCACAACGGATATGGAATATCTGCTTATCATTCTCAAATGTTAATTAAAAATAATGAGGTTTTTGGGAATGGGAGAAGACAAATAAATCTTATCCTTCAAGATTATGGCGATATTACTTTCAGAGACGTTATAGTGGAGAATAATACTTGTTACGAAGGTTATCATGCTTACGGCATTTCAACAGGAATGAGTGGAGGTAGTTATATGAAAAACATAGTGATTAGGAATAATTACATCTATGAAGACAGTACCCAAACATTAATTGAACCTGAAAGCGAAGGCTCAAATGCTATATCAATTTTGAATAACAATGTAGGCGATAATTTCAGGGTTGATTCAGTGTTTATTTATAATAATGTCATTTTATGGAATACCAATCATGCAATACAACTATATAGAACTCAAAATGTTTACATAGTTAATAATACAATTTATGCCACAAATGAAAATTTACCAGATTATAGGGGGCTGATTGATGGCAGTAATTGTGATTCAATTACAATTAAAAATAATATCATATACGGGACTAAAACAAGGAACCCAGGTGATGAATTTCAACCTGCTATATATTTTGCCACAGGGACAAGTACATTTAGAGAGATTGACTATAACTTATATTTTCAATTAGATTCATTAAGTCAACCATTACTTAGATATTCTGCTATTACTGGTTTGGGGTTAATTGTATATCCTGATTGTTCGATCAGAACTAACGATTGGACAGCGTACATGAGTGGTGATTATAATGCAGATCGTCATTCTATTGGGCAAAAAGACCCTTTGTTTGTTAATAGATTCGGGCGGTTTGGTGGTGATTATAGATTACAGGAGGGGTCTCCCGCAATAGGAGCAGGTGATCCTGTTTCTTTCGCTACAACAGACATCCGGGGGTATTTAAGAGATACAGAAAACCCAACTATGGGAGCTTATGAATTTGGTAGTTTATCAGTAGATTCTTCTGCAACTAATATTACATCATTTATTTTAACCGATCAAGAATCTTCAGCAATCATAAATACAACTAATCACACGGTTGTGGTTCAAATAAGAAATAGTGCTGATATAACAGATCAATCGCCAACAATAGGACTTGACTATGGAGCAACTGTTGATCCTGCCAGTGGGGTGTCGCAGGACTTTACATCCCCGGTAGTTTATACTGTAACGGCATTAGATGGTGAGACGACTCAGGAATGGACAGTGACACTAACAGTTGAAAATCCTCCCGGAGTAGCCGAAGTAACAACTGATACTATCACTATTTACAACGTCCGCTATGCTACCGGAGCGGGGAATGTCACTTCCGATGGTGGAGGTACTATCACTTCAAGGGGTGTGTGTTGGTCAACATCAGCAAACCCGACAATATCAGATAGTAAGTTTACCAGTGGAGGCACAACAGGTGTATTCTCAGGCAGGCTGTACCCGCTAAAGGCAAACACTACCTATCATTACCGGGCTTTCGCTGTGAATGAATCTGGTACATCCTACGGGGCAGATCAGACTTTTACTACTCCGGTGCAGTCGGTTAATACAACAGGAGGTAAATATTTATATCATAACGGTAAATTAGTAATATCAAAGTAAGATGAAAGGAAAATCAATTTTTCAGTACGTATTGGGAGCCTTAATAGTATTAGGATTCTTTGTACTTATGGTTGTGTTGGTTTACACATCAGTACCCGACCAGAATAAAGACCTGTTAAACCTTGTAGTAGGTGCGTTGATTGGTTCATTCGCTACCGTTGTAGGATATTTCTACGGGTCGAGCCTCGGATCGTCAGATAAGAATGAATTGTTAAAACAGAAAAATGGAAGTTAATAAATGCTTAATAGATTAGTATATATAGCCAAATGCGTGGGTGCAATAATTGGAGGATTAACTGCTATTGCAGGTATTGTGTCTTTTATATATGTCAAAGGAATGAAAGCACAGAGTCTTCAATCTAATAATATTGCGATAGAGAAAAAGGTTGATATGTTAATAAGAATGGATTCTTCAAAAAGTATTAAAATAGATCAGTTATTAGTTAATCAGGAAAAATTTAGAGAAAGCCAAAAAGATTTTGAGATAAAGGTTGATAACTTAAATAAGAGTTACATTAATCACCTTAAGTCAGATAAGAAAGTTGATGAATTGATAGACTACCTTGAAGGGATAAAAAAAAACGGAGATTTAAATTTATATCCGATAGTCTGGCAGCCGACACAGCAGAATTTAAAATAATTATAAGAAAGATAAAGTAATGTACACTCCACTAGCAACCGCAATGCAAATATCTATAATAATTGGAATTATTATTATGATATACGCTATTTATAAATATGCAAAACACTTAACCTTATCTTTTGATAAAGATAAAATTATTTCCGACTATATTTCTTTACAAAGGAGTGGAAGTGTTGATAAGGAGATTGCAGGAATATTACTAAGAACAAAAATTGAGTTAGGTGCGTGTAAGGTTGGGTTAATGCGATTCCATAACGGAGGAAGGTTTGCCAATGGTTTTGATATGAAGAAGTTTACTGCTACACATGAAACATCAAGTGATACGATTGAGCCTTTTATGGATAGATGTATTGGTGTGTTAAACTCTCGTTATCCGGTTGCGTTTGAGATATTAGGGCTTACCGGGCAGTTCTTTGTATCTGATGTAGAGGACTGTATTGATCTGAATTTTAAATCAGATATGAAGAAGTACGGGTTTAAGTCTTGTTATTTATTTCTGGTTAGGCAATTAGATGGCAAGGAGGAAGGATTTATCGGTGTTAATTTTAATACATCAAAAGTTCTTGATGCCGAGAAGAGGTCAATAATTACAGAACATATTCCTGAATTACTTCTATTAATGAATACAGGAAAATAATGAATAAATTTTTAAAGAATAAATATTATTATGAAAAAGACTACACAGATTACAAAGGAGTTATTAGAAGAAAAATTTATGAAATTTGTTGAACAGCAGAGACAAATTGAAAAAAAAGTAGATGAATTAGGAGTTTTGTATAATAAACTAGAAGGAGCTAAAGAATCTATTCAAATATTGTTAACTGAATTAGATGCTCCAGAAATTAAAAAAGATGAACCTAAAGAATAGTTTTATAATACTATTATTAGTATTAATATTCAGTTCTTGTGTAACACAGAAAAAATGTTTACAAAAGTTTCCTCCTCAGATTATCAGAGAGGTATATGATAGTATTATCATTAAAGATTCTATTATATATAGAGATATAGAGATTGAAGTAAAAATACCTGGTGATACAATAGAAGTAGAAAAAAAAGTTCCTATCAAAGAAAATATATCTCCTGTAACAGTTGAAAATACTTATTCTTCAGCTAAAGCTTGGGTTGAGAATTCAAAACTTAAATTACAACTTATTCAAAAAGATCAGCTTATAAAATATAAGGTAGATTCTGCTATACAAGTAGCTAAGCATTGGGAATATAGATGGAATATTGAAAAACAGAAGGAAGTAATTAAAGAAAAATATATTCCTAAAATTTATAGTATTGCATTCTATATGTGGATAGGAGTTATAGTTATAGTTTTATTGTATTTAGGTTTTAAATATTTAAAATAAATGGCAAAAAATACATCTCTTAATGAACTTGCATATGAGTTATTAGAACTAAGGAGAGCTTATATTAAAGAGACTGATCCTATAGATATAAGACTTGTATTTGATTGGATACAAAGTCAAAGAGCTCGTCTTCTTAAACAAAAATTTGACCATCCTTTTGCAAGTATAGATGATCATTATGTACAGTCTTTAGGAGCTATTGAATTAGAAAAAACATTATCTAATGAGCTTTCGCCAGAAGTAAATGATTATAATTATATGTATAGGACTTCTGTTGATATTCCAAGAACTATAGAAAGTAAAGAAGGCATTGGAACATTTACAAGAATAGGACCTGCTGATAGGCTTTCTACTAAATTTAAAGTAGTTACATATGATGATGCATTATATCGTGGTAATGGTAAGTTTAATCATAATACAATATATGCTTTTATTCTTGGAGACAGGGTGTATATAACTAGTAAATCTGGAGCTCATCTTACTGTTAAGTATTTAGATATAAGGGGGGTCTTTCAGGATGCAATACAAGCAGCTAGGATAAAGAATGCTAATTGGACCTATAATGATGATTATCCTATCAACAAAGAAATAGTAGATCAGTTAAAAGTACTCATTATTAATGAGAAGTTTGGACTAACTTTAGTTCAGGCTGGTGATAAAACTGACAATAGGGAAGATAACCCCGAAGGAGATACAGCTTCACAAAAAAGAATACCAACTAATCTTGAGTAATAAATGCTAGTATATAAAAGAGGCAAAAGGAAGGTAATAGCAAATTATAAATTCGACGAAATTTATAAATACTATGTAGAAAGATGGGGTTCTAAAGCTCTACCAAAAAGTAAGGTAAGAGCCTTTTATAAGAGGATGTTTCCTGAAATTGTTAAACTTATGGTATTTGAAAATTTAGATTATCGAATGCCTGCAAAATTAGGATCTATAAGAGTTAAAAAGAAATTAATAGAGCCTGTTTTAAATGATGAAGGTAATGTAGATGCAAGAAGATTATCAGTTAATTGGAAGAAGACTAAACAATATTGGCAAAAACTTTATGTTGGTAAAACTGAAGAAGAGATTAAACTTATTGAAAACAAACCTTTGATAAGAGAAACCAATGATCATACTAATGGATATAGGCTAACTTGGTTTTGGGATAAGTTAACTACTACAATAAAAAATCAATCGGCTTATTATATTGACATCGCAAGAGACAATGACAATATTTTAAGTAGGGGTGCAAAAATGAACAATTTAAACTTTTATCTATAATGCTTAATGGGAAAACAGTAACAATAGATCATATTATTGAAAATCTAAATCAAGATTATGGTTTTCAAAATGTTGATAAATCAGAAGTTGCAGAATGGATCTGGAGATCCATGTCTATTATAGGCAACCCTAGTCCTTATGAGGATAAAAATGTAACTTATACTGTTGCTGATTATAGGGCTATTCTACCTGTAAATTTGTATAGTATAGAAGGAGTCAGGGATAAAGTAACAGGTCTTCCATTAAGGGAGATGACAGATGCTTTTAGTAAATTTCCAGAATCTGCCTATGACGGCACAACTGAAATAATTGCAGATTATGATCCCGCTTACCCAAGTACTTATATATCTAATACAGAAGAGTATTATGAGACAATAGTAGGCCCAGAGTATTCTTCTGAGTATTTTACCTATAAGGTTCAAGGTAATTTTATGTATTTAGGATTTGAAACTGGTACAATAGAAATGCAATATAAAGCTATACCTATTGATACTATAACTGGATTTCCTACAGTTCCAGATAATGCTATCTATATCAGAGGTGTAGTAAGTTTCATAGGAGAAAGACTAGCTTTCAGAATGATGTTAAAAGATTTGCTATCTGAAAAAAAATATGAGTTAATTAGACAAGATTATTTTTTTAATGTAGGTGCAGCAATGAATGTTTGTAAAATGCCAGATAAAGCTAGAATGGAAACATTAATTAATCGTTGGAAGTCAACATATTTAGGTCCCGGTCATTTTGATACAGGTTTTAAATATTTAGGCTCTAGAGAATAATTTGAATTATGGAAATGCCTAAACATACTTGTTCTTATTCAGGTGGTATGAATAAGGACTTATCTGTTAATCAGTACCCAAATACTTGTTATTTTGATGCTACAAATTTAAGACTGATTACTACCGATAGTTCAGGTTTAACTAATGAGGCCTTCGTTACTCCCAAAGGTAATGCTGCTGCTTTTACTATTGTTAGTGATGGCTTGGTTATAGGACACACTATACTTAGAGATTTTTTAGTATTATTTGTTAATGATTTAGGAGCCACTAATCCTGATAGAATCTATAAGATTCCATTAACAAGTTTAAAAACTGCTACAGATATTACTGTAAATAATATCTATTACTGGACTGCTGTTCATCCACAAGAAAGGTATTTAGTTTATTGGGGAGACTTAGGATTTCATACAAATTATCCTATTAGAGCCGTAGGAAGCTACGAAAATGAAGATGTTCAAAAAGTTTATTGGGTTGATGGATTAAACCCATTAAGACATATTAATACTATCTATAATGCTACATATAATGATCTAGCTAATTTAGATCCTGAATTATTAGAAGTATTACCGAATCATACATATGGGTCATATGCTCTTACTGAGGGAATTGGTGGGCATTTAAAAGCTGGTAGAATTCAATATTCATACCAACTCTATTCTGTTTCTGGCTCAGAGACTATGTATGCACCTCCAAGTAATTTATATAACATTACTTCCCATCAATCTTCTGATGGTGAAGATTTTGTTGGTAATGATTTAGAGACAATAATCAATAAATATATTCAAGTAACTTTAACTTTAAGTGTTGATACAGTTCAAACATTTAATAGAATAAGATTACTTGCCTTAGAATACGAGGAATATGGAGATATTCCAACAGTTAGAGTTGTATCAGAGAGAGAATTAAATACCACTACTCCTATATTTTATGACTATGGAGATAAAATAGGAGAACTAACTTTAGAGGAATTTCAAATTATAAAAAATAGTTTTATTCCTAAAACAATTGAATCTAAAAATGGATATCTATTTGCAGGAAATATAACAGAAGAAATTTTTGATGTAGATGATTTAGTAGAAGATTTAGCTCTTCCATTAACATTTTTAGATACAAGAGCTTATCGTTGGAGATATGGTACTGGCACAACAATGTCAGGTTCTGATACTTTAACTGATGCTACAGATCCTGCTGCAGTAGCAGATCCTGAAACTTATGGAGCATCTGCTTTTTCTGTGTCAGTAGTATCTTTATTAGATACTGGTTGGCATGTTCATATTCTGGTTGATGCAGAGGGGCATGCTACAGGATTAGGCAGAACGTTTTCAAGTATATCATCTATTAATGGTTTAGGGGCCTCTTTAGTATTAAGAGGAGTAGCTGATGGTTTATGGAATCACGGAGTTACATTAGATTTTTCAGGAGCTATTTTTGAATATGATAGTTCAGGTATACCTTTTATTAGTATTGAAGGTACTCAATATATAGGTGGATTGCCCTCAGCGCTAGACCCGTCTTATCCTACAAATTATGATAATGATGTAATAATTAATTTTAGTTACACTTATACATATACTTATGTAGCAGTCGGTTCTGCCGTTGATTGTGTAATAAATAAGGGGATGTCTAATGAAGTAGTAATTGATTCTGGTGGAGGACCAGATTTTACACAATTACAAACTTCGGCAGGAAAAGTTAACGATTGTATTAATACTTATAATAATATTAGCAACGATACAAATGTTGATAGGGATCATGCTTATAAGTATAAACAAATTACAGCTGCCGCTCCGCCTGCTTTTACAGATTTAGGAGGGACAGGGCCTTACATTAGTTACGGTTTCACTTATACTGATATTAATTCTGCGGATAAAACCAGTAAAGGAGCTGCAGGAGAAACTTTATATACTTTTAACCCCTCTAATACCAGTCCAGGTTATACTAATCAGCAATATGTATTAAATAATGTAGGACTTCAAAGAGATGAAGTGTATAGGTATGGTATAGATTTTTATGATTTAAAAGGAAGGCCTTCTTATACTAAATGGATCGGGGATATAAGAATGCCGGATATTTCAGAAGAATTAGATCCTGGTTCAACATATAGTCAGGTTTATCAAATTTGTTATGGTTCTACTACAGACTTAATGGTAGCAAGAATTTTAAATATAAAGTTTACTATTGATTGGGGATCTATAAATACAGACTATCCAGGATTATTAGCACAGCTTTCAGGATTTCAAATTGTAAGAGTATTAAGAACTGATGGAGATTGTACAATAAAGGGATCTGGTATTATATTACCTACACATTACCCAAATGTTGTTGCTGGAGAGATTAAAGATAGTAGATATAGTACTTATAATATTGGATCTGCAGAAGATTATACATCAGCAACTCCTTTTCAGATAGTTGGTATAAATGGATTAAATAGTTCTCTAGATCAGACTTTAGTAGATTTTATAGCTCCAGAAATAGCATTTAATAGATCACTTATATCTGATTCAAATGATTTCTTTGAAGTATGTGGATATTTAGATAATATAAGATCTGGTGGCACTATCACAGGCGATATTAAGACTTATAGTGTAAATTCTTCCAAAGTAACAGCATTAGATGTTACGCCTACAGTTTTGGGGTCAGATTGCATAAGAACTATTAATGATAGTTTTATATCTACTCCTGAATTAAGAAGCCCAATTACACATGTAATTGGGGCTACTTCTTATACAGCAAGGGGATATGATGATGAAGTTGATGGGGATGAACCTTGTATAACATATAAAGGCACGTCATTAATAGCTGAAATAGCTTCAGCTTTTGGTAATGCTGTATCTCCGGCTGGTCTAGTTGCCGGAGATTGTAAAGCTATGTATGGTAGATATAGACGATCCTTAGGATATTCAATTTATGGAGGCTGTACTTATCATGAGAGATCTTATAGTCAATATATAAAAGCAGGTGAATTTTATCCAGTGGCAACT